GGCGTTGGGACATTGATAGGAGAAGAAACTGCACTAAATTGCAAATTTTTGCTAAAATCATTGAAACCCATAAGAGTGAAGGGCAAAAGCCAGCCTTTGAAGGTGTACACATATGCAGATTAGTCTCGTTCTCGGTTTCTTGCTGATTACTACTGTCGGTGGTTCATACTTTTATATCAACATGCAAAAAGCTCAAATCAGCCAGTTGCAAATTGAGCTACAAACTGCGGTTAACAATCAAGCAGTGTTAGAAAGTGCCATTTCCCAGCAGAATGAACAGATGCTAGAACAGCTTGAGTCTCAGCGTCAGAATCAGGCCCTCATATCAGAACTTTCAGAAGCTAACGATGAAGCGCGTGAAGAGGTTAATCAACTCAGGAACACCTTTGCGCGGCATGACCTTAATAACCTAGCCATCGCAAAGCCGGGGCTGATTGAGAAAATTGTTAACCGAGGAACGGCAAAGGTCCACCAGCAGTTTGTTGACTTAACGAACCCAAGGCAGTTTGATGAAATTTCTGCTTCTCAGTAGCATTATTCTCATTAGTAGCGGCTGCTCAATGTTTGGCGGTTCGCCAGCAGTACCAGTAGTCGCTCCAGTTGAGGTCGTTACGATTACGGTGCCAGCACCCATGTACCACCCGCCTTTACCTGAAGGTTTAACACCCGCCGAGATTAAATGGATAGTGTTAAATCCCAGCATCATGCGTGAGTACATTGAAAAATATGATGCAGGAAATGCCCCGGCAGTGGCATATTACAGCCTGACCGCTCAAACGTATGAGAACCTGGCTAATAATCTCGCTGATATTAGGCGTTATATACGACAGAACCTCAATATTATTGAATACTATCGGGACAATGACCCGAAGGAAGAATAACGATGGCAAAGAAAAAAAGTTCACCTGAGGCATTTGTCTATAACGCGACCTTAGATCGAATAATCGATGGCGATACGTTCGATTGCGTACTCGATCTTGGCTTTGATGTGAAACTGCACAAGCAGCGGGTCCGACTGCACGGAATCGACACCCCTGAATCTAGGACCAGAAATTTGGCTGAAAAAAAGCTTGGTCTGGCCGCAAAAGAGCGGCTGAAAGAGCTTTGTGTTGGCAGTTTTAAAGTGAAATCACTCGGAAAAGGTAAATATGGAAGGATTTTGGGTATCCCTTTTGCGGAAGATGGGCAGGATATTTGTCAAATGCTTATTGATGAGGGTCACGCCGTGGAGTATCACGGAGGCAAGAAAGTTAAGGTTTGGGCAGGAGAGGTCTAAGATGAGAATATCCGAGGAAGGTAAAGCCCTGATTAAGAAATTTGAGGGTTGTGAGCTAGAGAGTTATCGGTGCAGCGCTGATGTCTCAACAATTGGGTTTGGTCATACCAAAGGCGTGAGCGATGGCGACAGCTGCACGCAAGATGAAGCGGACCAGATGCTGACCGATGATTTAGAAGAATTTGAAGGCTATGTGGATAAGCTGGTTACTGTTGATTTAGAGCAAAATCAATTTGACGCTCTGGTTGCTTGGACATTTAACCTAGGACCAACCAATTTGAAGTCGAGCACGATGTTGCGAGTGCTCAATGAAGGAAAAAAGTCGGAAGTACCAGCGCAGATGAAGCGTTGGAATAAAGCCGCCGGCAAAACGCTGGATGGGTTAATCCGTAGGCGTAAGGCTGAGTCTTTGCTTTGGGAAGCCAAAGAATGGCGCGAGGTTTAATTTTTAGGTTATGGCTGAACTCTCACTAAAGGATTTTGACGTACTGTCTCAGCGAGACAAAACCGAAGCGGTTGCTCTTTTAAACAGATATGACCAGATAGAATTACAAGACAAGTGCCAGGGGGACTTTATTAGTTATGTAAAACAACTTTGGCCAGAATTTATTGAGGGGCGCCACCATAAAATTATTGGCGATAAGTTTAATAAGATTGCTCAAGGAAAATTGAAACGGCTGATAGTATGTTTGCCACCACGACACTCTAAATCTGAATTTGCCAGCACTTACTTCCCAAGCTGGATGATGGGTCTGCGCGGCGATTTAAAAATTATACAAACCACCCACACAGCGGAGCTTGCAGTTAGGTTTGGTCGTAAAGTCAGGAACATAATTGATAGCGAGGACTACCAGCAGATTTTCCCAGATTTAAAACTACAGCCTGATAACAAATCAGCCGGAAGATGGACCACAAACCAGGAAGGCGAAAGCTTCTACGCGGGCGTAGGCGGCGCGATCACAGGTCGTGGCGCGGATCTACTAATTATTGATGACCCTCACTCGGAGCAAGATGCTTTGTCACCGACAGCGATGGAGTCGGCTTACGAGTGGTACACGTCAGGGCCAAGACAGCGGCTTCAGCCGGGCGGAATCATAATAATAGTAATGACCCGATGGTCCACAAAAGACCTGGTTGGAAAAGTTTTAAAAAACCAGAGCGCAGAGCATGCGGATCAATGGGAGGTTGTAGAGTTTCCAGCGATTATGCCGGACACAGAAAAACCTTTGTGGCCAGAGTATTGGACAAAAGAAGAGCTGTTGTCTGTTAAAGCTTCGTTGCCTGTTTCGAAGTGGAACAGTCAATGGCTACAAAATCCTACCGCTGAAGCCGGAGCAATTGTTAAAAGAGAATGGTGGAACCGTTGGGAAGAAAAAGGCGTGCCGCCTTATTCGTATGTTATTCAGAGTTATGATACTGCTTTTAGTAAAAAAGAGACTGCTGACTATTCGGCAATAACGACCTGGGCAATATTTAAGCCTGGGATAGCTGGAGACGAAGATGCGGACCAAATAATACTATTAGATGCAAAAAGGGTGCGCGTAGACTTTCCTGAATTAAAAAAACTGGCTTATGAGGAATATAAATACTGGGAGCCCGATTGCGTATTGATAGAAGCAAAAGCAAGTGGTACACCTTTGACCCAGGAATTAAGAAGAATGGGCATACCAGTAACAGCGTACACTCCAAGCCGAGGACAAGACAAAGTGGCTAGGATGAACTCGGTTGCTCCAATATTTGAAAGCGGTATGGTCTGGGCGCCCGATGAAACATTTAGCGATGAAGTCATCGAGGAAATGGCAAGTTTTCCTTTTGGCGAGCACGACGATTATTGTGATAGCGCTACGATGGCATTAATGAGATTCAGGCAGGGCGGCTTTTTATCTCTTAATGAAGATTACCCAGACGAGGTAAGCTTTCTAAATAAGAAGCGCGTGGTGTATTATTAACGACTAACAAAAGTGTTACATTGAATTATGTCTATAGAAAAAAGAGAACAAATCGCAAAAGACACTCCAGATGTGTTAGTCACCGGCTCAGCTGTGGAAGTTTTCCCAGAAGCTTCTCGTGCGGACCAAATAAGAGATGCTGCTGAAATATTAGTTTCAGAAGAAGGCGTTTTATTGGACGATGAGCAATATACAGAAGAAGCGCCAAGCGCTCCTTTTGATGCCAATTTAGCGGATTTTGTCGATGTCAGTGTCTTAAATAAACTTGCTTCTGATATTTTAGAATCGGTAAACCGCGACAAAGAGTCAAGATCGGATTGGGAAAATACATACGTTGAAGGCTTGAAATATTTAGGCATGAAGTTTGACGAAAGTAGATCTCAACCATTTGAGGGTTCTAGCGGAGTTATTCACCCGATTTTGGCAGAGGCCGTTACCCAATTTCAAGCTCAAGCCTACAAAGAAATGCTCCCAGCAAGAGGCCCTGTAAAAACACAAATTATTGGGGCAAGGACTGTCGAAACCGAAACACAATCAGATCGTGTCCAAGAGTTTATGAACTTCTACATTATGAATGTGATGAAGGACTACGACCCAGAGCTGGACATGCTGTTGTTTTATCTCCCGCTAGCGGGTAGCGCCTTTAAAAAAGTATATTTCGACAACGTATTAAATAGGGCGGTTTCTAAGTTTATAGCCCCAGAAGACTTGATTGTGCCGTATGAGGCGTCCGATCTTTCTAGTGCTGAGCGTGTGACACACGCCATTAGCATGTCTGTCAATGAAATTAAAAAACAACAGCTTTCTGGGTTCTATACAGACGCAGACATCAGTGTAAATTCTTATGATGGCGATGAATCGGAAGTGGGAGCCGAGATAGATAAGCTGCAAGGCATCAAGGCAAGTTATGCAGAAGACAGGGATCATACTGTGTATGAAGTGCATACCATTTTAGACTTAGAAGGATTTGAAGATGCCGGCGAAAACAATGAACCAACAGGATTGAAATTACCATACATTGTCACGATTGACGAGGGGTCTGAACAAGTCTTAGCAATAAGACGTAATTACAACGAAGGCGATTTGTATAAGAACAAGATCAATTTCTTTGTTCAATATAAATTTTTACCTGGACTTGGTTTTTATGGGTTAGGCCTATCTCACATGATCGGCGGTATATCCAAAGCAAGTACCTCAATTTTAAGACAACTAATTGATGCCGGCACCCTGGCTAATTTACCCGCTGGTTTTAAAGCTAGAGGCATGAGAATCCGAGACGAAGACGAGCCGTTGCAGCCAGGTGAGTTCCGAGATATTGACACAACCGGAGGATCGTTAAGAGACAACCTTATCCCGTTGCCAATCAAAGAGCCTAGTAATGTACTGATGCAGCTACTCGGAATACTTGTAGATTCTGGAAAGCGTTTTGCAGCGATAGCTGACACAAATATAGGTGATGCGAATGCAGCAATGCCAGTCGGCACGACTGTAGCTTTATTAGAGCGCGGAACCAAAGTGATGAGCGCAATCCATAAAAGGCTACACTACGCACAGAGGCTTGAGTTTCAATTGCTTGCTAAAGTATTTTCAGAATACCTACCACCAGATTACGGGTATGACACAGGCACTGGTCCGAGTGCGATTAAACAAACAGATTTTGATGATCGTATTGACGTCGTTCCAATATCAGATCCTAATATATTTAGCCAAAGCCAAAGAATTACGCTTGCCCAAGAGCTATTGCAAATGGTTCAAAGCAACCCAGAGATACATGGGCCTGTTGGGATGTTTGAAGCTTACAAAAGAATGTATAGCGCTTTAGGAGTGGACAATGTAGATGCTCTTTTACAGCCACCCCCAGACTTGACCCCCAAACCAATAGACTCAGGTTTAGAAAATTCTGGTTTAATGATGGGGCAACCACAACAAGCTTTTGAGGCGCAAAACCATCAATCGCACGTTGAAGCCCACAGAAGCTTGTTTTTGACACAAGTGGTCAAAGAAACCCCACAGATACAGTCAATTATAATTAGCCATTGTATGCAGCATTTGCAGTTTATGGCTTCGCAGATTGCGCAAGAACAAATACCAGAGGAAGTTAAAGAGCGTATCCAGTCGGTTCAAGAACAAATGCAGCAGTTACCACCAGACCAAGCGCAAGCAGCTGCCACAGAAATACAAATGATAAATGATCAGTTTGCTGCGCCAATATTAGCTCAGCTGACACAAGAGTTCTTACAATCTATTGGCCAAGGCGGGGCAGATGATCCGCTGGTTGCGATACGCCAACAAGAATTAGACCTTAAAGACAAACAAGTGGATCAAGAACAGACCCAGTTTGAAATGAAACAAGACCGGCGCGGCCAAGAAAAATTATTAGAGAATGAAATTCAGCGTCAGCGTATAAATGTACAAAAAGATGTTGCTGATGATAAGCTGGATCTGTCATTGCAGCGGTTGAAGCAGCAAGCGGATTTAAAGTTGCTTGAGTTAGAACAGAAAATGAGAAATTAGGTCCAAGGGCTAAACATGAATAGTGATAGGGTAGATGAAATTACAGAACTAAGAGAGCAAAAAAAACTGGATCGCGAAGCGGAAGTAGCGGCTCGTGAGGCTGTGGCTGCTGAAGAAGCAAAGTCACACGCTGCAAACATGGCAAGAATAGCCAAAAAAATGGCTAGAATTGAAGCCGGTAATAATGTTGTAGTTGAAAAGCCGGTAATTGCTGAAGTGGTAGCTGAAGTGGTAGCTGAAGTGGTAGCTGAAGTGCCGACTGCAAAACCAAAAACACCAGCCGTTAAAAACCCTGCGGCTAAAGTAAATGGAAAGCCAAGGGGCAGGCCCAAAGGTTCAAAAAATAAATAACCAAGGAGGCGTTATGACTATTAAAAAAGTGCCAAACGACAAGTCGTTCGATAAACCAAATCCAAATGCGATTGGTAAAAACAACGGCGTTACTGCGATTGTTGATATGAAAGGCAAGGGCGCAGCGACCAAAGGCTTAAAGTTTAAAGTTAGAAACTGATAACAAGCGAATGGAAGAGCTTACTTATTTTGACGTTGTTAAGAGGTTAATCAGAGAGCGCGAAAAGCAGATCTCTGAAACACTTATGTCTGGCGCATTAGAAAGTATAGAACATTATAAATTTTTGCAAGGCGAGTTGAATGCGTTATACTATATTGAAGGCGAGCTAAAAGAATTTAATGAGGAAAAATAGTATGGCAAAAGCAGAGACAGTTTTGGATGCGTATGTGGATCAAGACGAGAGGGTTTTAGATCCTACAATTTTAGAACAATCTGTTTTAGACAGGATGCCACAGCCAACCGGCTGGCGAATGCTTGTACTTCCTTATGCAGGCAAAGTAAAGTCAAAAGGCGGGATTCTGCTTACGGCGGGAACATTAGATAAAGAAGCTTTGGCAACCGTGGTCGCTTATGTCGTTAAGCAGGGCCCTCTATGCTACGCCGACAAAACCAAATATGGCGAAAAAAAATGGTGCGAAGAGAAGCAATGGGTTCTCATTGGCCGTTATAGCGGCGCCAGATTTAAACTCGACGATGGCGCGGAGGTCCGAATTATTAACGATGACGAGGTTATCGCCACAATCTTAAATCCTGATGATATACTGAGCGCTTAATTATGATAGAAAATACAAACCCAACTGAAGAACAAGGAATCGAAATTAGTGTCGAAGAGGATGCCGTTGTTGAGGCAAAAAATAATCCTGACGACGAATTAGAAGTTTACACCAAGTCGGTTTCCAAAAGAATTAACAAGCTAAACGCCAAAACGCGGGCAGCTGAAGAAAGAGCGGCTATGGCTGAGCAAATAGCGCACTCGCGTGAAGCAGAAATACAAGCCCTCAGAAATCATTCACAAATGCAAGCCGGGACCGTTATACAAAATCAAGAAGCAGCAATTATTGCTAAAGAACAGCAAGCTGATGATCTTTATAAAAAAGCGGTTCAATCTGGCGATGCAGATTTAATGAGCAAGGCGGACACTTTAAAAAGTGATCTGAGCATACAAAAAGAAAAAGTTAGGCTTGCTAAAAATAGACAGCAAAGCGAACAGGCTCAATATCAACAAGCTGTTCAACAACAGCCCGCACAACAACAACAACAACCTGTTGTAGAACCAACGTCGGAAGCCCTGGGTTGGTATGAAAAAAATAAATGGTATGGAGATGCCGAGGACCAGGGTAACCTAGAAGCTACCCAGTACGCATATTTCCAACACTACAACCTTATCAATGAAGGCCATGAGCCAGATTCTGATGAATATTATGATGAGTTAAATAACCGAGTTTATAAAGTTTACCCACATTTGCAGAATGCAAATGTTGAAAGTAAAGACGCGCAAAGCGAAGCTAAACCCTCTGTGCAAAGAGTTGCTTCCGCCACTGTAGGCAGTGGTCGTCAAAAAACACAAGGCAAAAAAAATGGCGTTACGTTTTCCAAGTCAGAAGTAGAGCGCCTTAGAGGACTAAAGCCGCACAACATGAGCGAAGACGCTTGGTTGAAGCGAGTGGCAGTTGAAAAGCAACGAATTGCATCTAGGGAGGCAATGTAATGACTGAAGAAAAAAAAGTAGCAGATAGAAATGCTCGTGATTCCGAGACGCACGATAAAGAAACTCGTAGAAAACCATGGCGACCCGTAAGAAGGTTAGAAACACCGCCGGCTCCTCCAGGGTATACATACCGTTGGATTAGGGAGTCAATGTTGGGAAAAGAAGATCGCGCAAACGTCAGTAGACGTTTAAGAGAAGGATGGGAACTCGTAAGAGGGACTGATCTTCCTAGTGATTGGGAATTACCGACAGCGGATGAACATAGCCGACATGCTGGGATCGTTTATAATGATGGGTTACTTCTTGCCAAAATACCTAATGAAACTATTAAAGAGCGCCACGATTACTACGAAGGTATATCTCGTGATGCTGTGGGTGCGTTAGACAATACAATGTTTAATGAAACCAGAAAAGATGGTCGATATGTTAAGTATAATCCCCAAAGGGATTCAAGAGTATCCTTCGGCAAAAAATAAC